TGTTTATTATCTGTAGCTATAATTAGAGCTGACTTAAATAGAGCTTGTGATTTCATTTCTATCTCTGCTACCGGTAACATATGATCGTGTTCGTTATTCAAATGAATGAGTGCCTGTGGAAATGGTGTTCCATGCTGCAAATGTTTCGCATCAACCTGATTGGCATCATCACAAACATAAATCTTTGCTCTGTTAGAAACAAAATTCTGTTCATATTGTACACCAACAGGACGATAATATACATATTGATCATACTCATCAAGAGCGCCATCCAATTCCTCTTCATCAAATCCATCTAAGGTCAAAATTGTTGAAATTGTGTCTGCTGAAATTAATTTTATAATACGTGATTTTCCGATACCAGCATCTCCCCAAACATGGAACACAACTGGCCTTTTACGCCTACCACAACCAGCCACAGGTGACCGTTGAGCAAGGGTATAGATACTATTTACGTGAGCTTTTAAAACTAAAAATTTCTGATAATAAATTGATTTTGAATCTATCACAGCTGCAAGATTAACAACTTCAAAACGGAGTTTACAAATTTCAACAAAGGCTTTCTCTTCTGTTGTTGCCCGTGCAATACCTTCTTTAGAACTAAAAATACGAACTTGTTCTTCAATTTTCGCCATCTTGTTTGGAATCATATCTTCGAGATTTTCCTTTCCTTGAACAAAACAACAAATACGTTTAACTACTTCTTCTAAAAGTCCTATACCTCGTGATGCGAGTGGCAAATCCTTACATGAGTTTACAAGTACCTCAACTGTAGATGCTTTTGGATGATTTCTATAAAGCATTGTTAATACCAATGTGATTATAATTGAAACTGTTGAACCTGGATCGAAAGATTGCAATTTTGGATGTGACTCACTTGAAACAAATCCAAGTTGTTTAAAAACATGTATAATCATGCTAGCAAAAAGTGCCACTGACATGCATTTAATACCTAAAATTCTTCTTAAATTATCACATGCATTCCACTTAACCATCAAATCTGGATTTGTATAAATCAAATAGACGCAATTACAAACCGAAGCCCAATCAAACAACTTTTTAACATCATCTGAAAAGAAAGCTGAGAGTGTTTCTAAGAATTCTTCAAAATTACCGAAGCGAACATCAACTGGAACGGACCATTGTAATTTCGCGAGATCACGATTCGCATAACATGTCTGCAACTGTGCAATCAATTTATCTGTTTTAACTTGATCTTGTTTACGTTGGATTGCATATATTTTCTTCAATTTATTATGTTGTTCAAATTTAAGATGTTGTCGTGCATTTTCTGTATGACCCTTATTTTGTAACAATTCTGAACGCTTAGAATTATCATGTTTCTTTGTTTTATTATTTCGTTTTGTATCTTCCTTAAATTCACTTTGCATCACTGCAACTTCAGGGAAAATATTTCGCATTTTCATATTTAAACCTATTTTAAGATTAAAATAATATGTTGACATTAATTTTTTAAGAAGATTAAAACTTGCATTTGATTTAATTTTACTCTTACTTGAGCCTCTTCCGGTTGCAAAGATTTTAACCTCTCTAACCATCATTGAAACCATCCCTGTATTAAGTTTAGTCATTTCAAAATTACATGTTATTCCCTTGTTCTCAAACATATCAAGCTCATTCAATAAACTAACATAATCAACCGTTTCCTTATTACCTGTACAATTAATATATTGTTTTAGAGTTAGCCGCTTGATTGATTCTTCTTCCCAAACAACAATGTAACCATCAGAAACATGAGTGTCACCAACTTGGATTATATTACCATTTAAAGCGTGTTGCAATTTATTTCTATGTTTAGCAAGCTCGAGACGAGCGCGACTACTTTCTTCACCAAAGACGAGTTCTTGTTTAAGCCCATCAAAGTGAGGATTTGGATCAAAAGGATCTGATGTTAAAATACGCGAAGTTAGGAAATTACGTTGCCTCCTTATAATATCTTCAACCACATACGTGTCAGCAATTGAAAGTTCTGCGAGTTTGTAGACCGCTTTCCAGCCTTCTTCATTATTATAAGTGACCTTAACAGGCATCTTGTTCTT